TAGAGTGCGAGACCTGCGAGGCGTCACTTGAGGACGCGATCGAGCAGCTGCACATCTGCGAGCAGAAACTCTTGATCCCTGATACTGATCGGTGTGAAGATGAGCGCCTATCAGAGCGCAAGCTTTGTGGGGATAAGCTCACAGAGTATAAGCGCCTGAGATGCAAGATCTGCGAGCTAAGTCATGATCCATATCCTCCTGAGCCTAACGATCCTCGCGACACCGGCAGCGCCTCTCGCGATTGAGATAAGCGAGCCTCTCACCTTAACTACAGGCGAGACGCTCGAGGCGCGTTATCTCGAGCCAAGCGATGAGTTTTGCTTGAAGCTCGAAGATTTCGCGCAGCTTCAAGGTGATCAGCTACATGCGAAAGTGTATTGGGAGGGTCGGATTGATCGGCTCAAAGCTGACTTTGTTGTAAAGCTCGGTGATGTGCAGCGATCTCATCGTGAGGTGCACAAGGCTTTCTTGAAAGAGCAGGAGCTCCTAAAGACAGAGCTTGCAGAGTCGATCAAGCAACGAGATCTTGCTCGAGCTGATATGTGGTGGTGGCGTGGTGCAACTCTTGCGCTCGCCCTCTCAACTGGCGTCACGGCTGTATATCTGATCAGTCGCTGACTTTAACCGGGGCCGATGGCCCAGAGGCAATATGCAGAATGAACTACTAGGGCGCGTCGCCTTTAGTGCGCAGTATGCTCGACCCTTGGTCGGTGGTGGTGGTCGAGAGTTATGGGATCACGCAGTGTCGCGAGTCGAGGCGATGCACCTTAAGAGATACCCGCAAGTCGTCGGGCAGACGATGAGCGCGTTTAAGCTCGTGAGACAGCAACGAGTGTTCCCATCGCAACGCTCGACACAGTTTGGAGGGCGACCGATCGAGCGCAATAACATGCGCATTTATAACTGTACATACTCGCCCTGCGACCGGCCTCGATTCTTCTCAGAGGCTTTCTGGTTGTTGCTCTCAGGCTGTGGCACTGGCTTCTCGCTGAGAGCAAAGGACATCGCGCGCCTGCCTCGTCTGCTTGCACCGAGCGAGATGATCAAGCGCGAGCGTCGTGTGCATATGATCAGCGACAGTATCGAGGGATGGGCAACAGCAGTCAACATGCTCATCGAGAGCTATCTGCATCGAGGGTACTATGAGGAGTACATCGACTGGCGCTTTGACTTCTCTCTGATCCGAGCCAAGGGCGCACCGATCAGCTCAGGAGGCTTCGCCCCAGGTCATGGGCCTCTTGCAAAAGCGCTCGAGCAGATCGATAAGATGTTAAGCCGACTCTGCCTCACCAAGATGCCTCGACTACGCTCAATCGACTGCTTTGACATCATGATGCTCTTGAGTGAGGCAGTGCTGTCAGGTGGCGTGCGTCGCTCTGCCTCGATCGCGATCTTTGATGAGGATGATCATTTAATGCTCAATAGCAAGGTCGGTGACTGGGACATCGATCACCCTGCACGAGCATACGCGAACATCAGCGCAGGGCTCTCGATCACCGATGCCGACCGGTCAACAGTCGATCACATCGTGGAGCTCGCGCGACAATGGGGCGAGCCCGGTGTGCTATGGCAAGCCAATGAGCACCACGGGACAAATCCATGCGCAGAAATCGGTCTCTTCCCCTACGTCGTAACCGACCCCAAGGGCAATCAAGTGACCGAGATCACGCTTGACCTGCTCGAGCGTCGCGAGCACTTTGAGCGCCTCGGTTATGAGTGGGTCTCAGGTTGGGCGGTCTGTAACTTGACCGAGATCAACGCAGCCAAGATCGAGACGCGCGAGCAATTCTTAGAGGCGTGCGAGGCGGCTGCACATATAGGAACACTTCAAGCGGGATATACTTATCAAGGGTATCTGCTTTTAGTGACCAAGGTCATTTTACAGCAAGAGGCGTTGCTCGGTGTATCGATCACCGGCATGTGCGCAGCTCCTGAGCTCATGTTTAATCCTGAGCTCCTCGAGGAGGGTGCGCGCGTCTGCATCGAGACCAACGCTAAGACAGCAAAGGCAATCGGCATCAAGCCTGCCTCACGAGTGACGACGGTCAAGCCCTCGGGCAACACATCGACCGTCGCGGGCACATCTGCCGGTGTGCATCCTTTCCATGCGCGACGCTATATCAGGCGCATGAGGATTGCCAAGGTAAACCCAGTCTGGGCCGAGCTCGTGCGCAAGGTGCCAGAGGCTTGCAGTGACATCGATGAGCACACCGGTGTGATCGCCTTTGCCTGCTCAGCACCAGAGGGGGCGCTGACTCGTGAGGATGATACAGCGCTTGCACATCTCGAGCGCGTGCGCCTCGTGTATCAGCACTGGGTCTTGCCAGGTTCAAAGCAGACTCGTGTCGAGGGTCTTACCCACAACGTGAGCAACACCTGCACCGTTAAGCCTGATGAGTGGGGCGATGTAGCCGACTTTCTCTGGGAGGCGCGAGGCGAGCTCAGAGGCGTTGCACTCCTTGGTTGGTTTGGTGACAGCGCATATAATAACGCGCCTTATCAGACGGTCGAAGAGGGCACCGAGGCAGAGGCGCTTTGGTTAAAGCTTGCAGAGATAGACTGGTCAGGTGTAGATCTTCAACACCTTGAATCTGACTACTTTGACGCGCAGCTCGAGCCTGCTTGCTCATCGGGACAATGCACGATCACTCTGTAATGCACTCGACCCTCGTTCTGATGCTCGTCTGTCTGCTCAGTTACTTTGCAGACGAGATCGCGAACAGTATTGGCGATAACGCTTGGGCCTTTGCCCTCGTCGCTGTGATCGCGTATGGTGCGCTCGCCTGCTAATAAGAAACCCTTAAGCGCTGAGCCCCCCCACTGTTTAAGTGAGTGTGCGCTTAAGGGTCATAAAGTTGCCTCGCCAAAGGCAGCTCCATTCAAGGAGGCTCTCTTTATGGCAGAGGTCGAGCGCCTCGTCAAGAGCTCCTGCGCGCTTTGATCTTGAGCGCCTTGCCTATGTCCTTAGTCGCTTGATCGAGCACAATCGAGTCGAGAGACTTTAAGAATAAAAGCATCGGTGGCCTCTGGGTCACGACGTTAAACTCTCGTTTTGCGAGCTCTCTCTTGTTGTAGCTGTTCACAATGCCGAGCCCCATCATAATGATGTGACCCTCATATATCTGCTCAAGCGTCGACCATACCTCGCGCTCGAGCTGATCTTTATTTATGCCGATGCGCTTTGCCTCTTTGTCGTATAGCTTGGTGAAATACTTCACCATACGAGCAAAGATGTCGTGCTCTTTGAGTACCCAACAAACAAAGGCGTTCTTGCTCGGGTGATGCTCAAAGAACAGAGGATAATATTTATTCGATGCCTCACTTGCGAGCAGCTCTTTATAGATCGTGTACTTGTTGTGCGCCTCTGTGATGAAATGCACATCGCCTCTCACCTCGCCATCTGATTCAACGAGCTCGCCTGTATACTCGCCTGTAGGGTCGAGCGTCTTGAGCTGTGGCTCTGGTGATGGGTTGGGCTCAGGTCTTGGCTCGGGTTGAGGTTTGGGCTTTGCTCGGCTTGCAGGCTTTGGTTTGCTGTATGGTGCGTCGCCCTCTTTGTTAGGATTAACGCGCGAGGTTGGCTTGTAGGCCATCTGCCAAAAGTCGCGCATCTTGTCTTTTTCTGACTTTAGATCAAGCTTGCTGATCTTGTTGCGCGCCTCATCGTATGCCCGATCAAGCAGCTCTTTAAGCTTGGGTGGGTGATTCTTGCTGAAGTACTCTTTGACCTCATCGAGTGGGATCAAGTTATCACGAGCCTCACTGCCTTTCTTATGACGCCAGATGAGAGCCGAGCGCTCAGGGTTGGGCATCACACCGGGTGCTTTGACGTTGCCGTTTTTGTATATCTCAGCATGAGGAGGATGCACGACGAGCTTGACCTTGGGAATGACTGTTGAGTCGTAGATGCCCCAGGAGCGCGCGACGTCAAAGCTCGGCTTCTCGTTGCGGTAGAGCTCGCCTTTATACTCGAGCGCATACCATCCTCCCTCGTATTGATACTCAGTAAAGCCAAGATAAAAGCTCTCATTGATATGGCTACCAGTCTCACCACGATTAATCTTTTCAGCCTTGAGATCTCGCTTAGTCTTTGTGATGTAGACTTCAATCGTAAAGTCATTATATTCAACAACTTCATAAGCCTCTGTGAAGCCTTCAAGAGCTATGCTTAAACCTCGTGCGACTCGGTTCGTGTTCCCAAGACTTGCAGAAACTGAGACCTGATCAGGCAGTTGGTCATATCGATCATTAAAGTAGTGAATAACCTTGCGCTCATTAAGCTCTGCACCATTAAGGTCTACACAGCTCGATGCCTCGTGATCCTCACCAAGCAAGAGCACGATCATGCCTGTGCTCTTGATCGTCGATGTGTTTACACACTCCCAGAGCTTGCAACCAAGCACGCCATCGGGTGAGACATGCGCGAGATCATCAAGCCGATAAACGCTCGATGTGCCCTCGATGGGCTCAAGCTCAGACCATTCAACAAGGCAGCTCTGAGAATAACAGACGACGCACCCTCTGGGCTCGGCCTCAGAGTATGAGATATAAACCACACCGTGAGGGTTATCGCGCATCGTTGACACGCGAGCACCCCAACCAAAATTACCATGCACATCGAGCCCGGTAGATTTAGAGCTGCGATTAAAGACTGTGAGATAGTCTTGCATCTCTGTTGGGCTCATACCTGGGCCATCATCACAGATCGCGAGCTTGCGTATGCCTTGCGCGATAAACTGAGGCTCTTCATAGATCCTGATTTTCTTTGCACCGGCCTCGATCGAGTTTTGCACGAGCTCGCGCAGGTGTTGCATTGGCAGGTGATTCTCGCTTGACCTGTGCAGGGTTGCGATGGGGTTGTGGTCCTTTAAGGGTTTAAGCTTGATCTTCATAGCTTACTCCATTCGTTCGGGGTGATGTCGTATGCCCCACCACGATTTAAGGTTGATCAGAAGATGCCTAGTCGAGCATCTGAAATACCGAGCTTGAGCGCTCGCTTGTGCAGTTCGTCGATCGCGTCTGGCGTTGCGTTGTTGGGCTTGTTGGCAAGAGCCCAGAGGCCACACACGAACACCTCGAGGTCGTCTTTCGTTTTGACGCTCTGACCTCGCTTGATGATCTGCTGAACATCGTCTTGATTCTCCCATTCATGATCTGAGACTTCGCCTGTCTCCTCGTCAAGATCACCGATCTGTGAGATCTCATACAGCTCGCGAGCTGCTTGCTGATACTCTTGCGCCTGTGCATCCTCGACCGGTGGCGCGCTGTGCTCGATGGCTTTGTGCTGTTGAGGTGGCGCGCTTGGCCTCGGTGCTGAGCTTGGTTGCCTGGTCGGTGTGCGGAGCTCCTCGCCTAGTGAGTCGGCACTGATCTGCGCGCGCTCATCATCATTCATGCTCATGTTATCCGCGATCTCGTCGGGCGAGTACATGCCAGAGGTCGCGTCGGGATACACAGCGCGCAGCATGAGCGTGAGCGCTCGCGCTCTGAGCATCTGCATCGGCATTTGTTGCCAGTTGCGATTGCGGGTCAAACCCTGCGCCTTTGCCATCTGCATCGTGTAAGTGAACACATGTTTGATCGCCTCGGGCTCATCGGTGCGCGCACACTCATATGTGCAGTGTGTATCATCCCAGCTCGTGATCACCATATAGCGACAGAGACCCGAGCGACGCACGACGCCTGACATCGCATCTGCATTTAGGCTTGGCTTGCCTTTGAGCATGTATGCGTTGTTCTGAGTCACTGCCATATCACCGGCAAAGTGAGAGCCAAAGGCAGCGTGCAGGCGCAGGCAGTCGCGAGGGTTGTCAGAGATAAGAGATGCAATCTCTTTTGCTTGGTCGAGGGTCTTTGGTGTGTAGATGCTCATGTGTCTTGCTCCATTCGTTGAGGTTGTTTAGATGTTGAGGGCGAGGCGTAGCTTTAAGCGCTCGCAGCGATCGTGGATTGTTTGGCCCCGTGTGACATGCCAAGCACGCACGATATGAAACCAGTCTTTAGTTGACATTGTGAATCGACGACCGAGGCGATCGCTGACAAACTGCTCGACATCGTTTTGTGTTGAGTCGTGATAGTTGGCAGGGCCGACCGGGTAAATGGCATCGAGGATCGCGATCTGGTGCACGAGGTGCGCGATCTCGTCACGCTTGAGGTGTCGGCTTGTGAAGGGATCAGGCTTGCGCTCTGGCTCAGGTGCTCGGGTGAGTCGATCAGTCGCGAGACCGATGAGGCCACAGAGAGAGAGAAGGAATACAAAGGCAAAGACGATGAGTAGAACGTCGATCATTTGTCGAGCTCCTGTGCGATGGTGAAGAACATATCTGGTGTATAAATCTTGTCTGTGAGTCGGTTGGCAGCGTAGCTCAAGCAGATTGCTGCTTTAAGTGTGGGCTCAGTCTTTCCGTTAAGGATGGCGTAGACGTGATTCTTTGTATGACCTGCTTCTTTTGCTAGGTCAGAAAGAGTGTACCTGTTGAACTTGAGATCAGCTTGAAGCTGAGACTTGAGGGTCATGACTCGACCTCCTTTTGATTGATGATACACTTGGTGGTAACTGACTTGTTATTTGATGTCAAGTGGATTTTACAAGAAAGGTGACTGAGTGTTGACGAGAGGGTAATTCATCTGTACAAGGTAAACACACCCTAGCACTAAGGAGCTCGCATGAGTCACCTGACAAACGCACAAATCTTTAAAGCCATCGGCTTAGATGACAGCGTTAATCCATCGTCTAAATACACCCTCTTAATCTGTGCTCATGTGCTCATGGATTGGAAAGCATGGAGTGGTCACATCAGCGCTGATCAATTGGCTCTCGCTACCAACCAAAGCTCAAGGGGCGTCCAACGTCACCTCAAGACATTAGTTGAGGCTGGGTGGCTGTTTCGTCACGCTGAGGTCAGAGGCCCAGGTCTGCATCACAAGTCATTCACGATTCTTAATCAAGACAAGGTAAGAGAGGTCTTGAAGCGCGCTCACGATACGACAGAATTGGTCAAGCCTGATACGACAGATTTGGTAAGTGTATCACCTAAAGTGTCGAGCACATCATGGTCTACCGATACGACAGAATTGGTCAAGCCTGATACGACAGAATTGGCAGATGCCAAGAATGACACACCTGATACGACAGAATTGGTCAAGCCTGATACGACAGAATTGGTCAGGACAGCTATGATAGAGACTGAGCTCACCAAAAGTGTCGTAGTTGATACGACAGAATTGGCAAGCACTACGACAGAATTGGTCAGCGACTTACCAAATCTGTCGTACATATCAATATACTCCAATAATACTCAATCTTCTCTCAATACAGAGGCAGAGCAAGAGCCAGAGGCGCGCGAGGAGTCGAGCGAGGTCTATTGGGAGTTTGAGAGGGGGAGTATCTGGTGTGATCGATGCAAGCAGCATGTGCCAAACGATCAGCCTCATACTTACCCTCACTCAAAACTAATCTGCTCAGATCAAGAGCCGACTGATCAGACGCTAGAGAAAGCTTGGGATGATGCTTGGAGCAAGCACGAGCTTGAGCCGATCACCGAGGAGCTGCGCGACGGACTCTGGTATGTCTCTCGCATTGATGATCGGCTCGCCTATCGACAAGAGGTGCACCGGCAGGTAAAGCATCATAAGCGATACGATGTGCGCGACGCGCTCTTGATCGGTGACGAGTTATTCAACAAGATGACTCAGGAGCTCATCGCTCCTCAAAGCGCGATCGATTGGGTAACGCTTCAAGCCTCGGGACACCTCCCAAGCATCTCGACACCGGCAGCGCCTCCAAAGGAGAGCAAC